TAGCGCCAGCGGTCAAGATGGTCATCGACCTCCCTCCGAAGACACTGCACCAGTATGCATGCACACGGATTTGTATCTTCTTCGCCCTTCCACCGAAGGTGACATCCTAAAATCGTTGTCATTCGTTGTCCAAGTTTAGGCGGAACTGAAGAGACAATCGTCGTAGCCGTCTTCAGGATTACAGCAGCCAAAATGGCAGCGAATAGTTCCGCCGATAATCCGCACTTTACGGTGATGCCTCACCGGTAAGGAAGATTGTGCAGATTTCTCATTACACCGGCATAGCCAGGGGACTACGCTTTCGGTGGTTCCGTAGATTTCTTCTACTCTGGTACAGACATGACATTTAGTCATAAGGCAGTACATCCATTATACAACTGAAACACAGTTCTAATTCATTTACACACTTAGGAACTAAGTCGTGTTTTCCACAGTATCTACAAACAACGTAAATCATTCTTCTTCCTCCTTCACCTTGAACTCGTACGACGATGGCCACCAAAGAGTGACCTTTTCTCCGGCAGGATGAGCCACCTGCCCACGATGTAAATCATAGATGGCTGGAACAAATCTCCATTTGCCATCATCCATTTTAATTCTCCAATATAGCCGGGGTCGTTGCCTCTCCATGTACCACACTGTGGTACACAACTATATCAATCTGCCCAACTACCAACAGTTCGTCCGATAGTTTGGGCTTTCTGTGTAAATCTCACAGTTGCTCCGAACCATGCTAAATCCGCTGGTCCGATCAAAGGTGAATCCGCTTGGGTCACTGGGAATGTTGCAACGCCGAACATAACACCGGCGCCAAGACCAACATAATGACCAACCGTCTCAAAGGTTCCCATCCCGTCATCCGCAGCTGACGAACTAATAACTGCAGGAACCTCTTCAATAATACGAACGTCCTTTGCCATCTTACGCTGGACGTTTCGTTGTTGTGCGGTTGATTTGCCAGTTGCATAATCATAATCCGCCTTTAATTCAATGACCTTACCGCCCATCTCAAAAAAAGATGAGCCGGTCATTCTACCCACTCCGTTCCACAAGATTCGCAAACACAATGAATAATTGGTTGCTTTGGTTCAGTGTCATCAATAAGAACACTTGATATTTTGTTCGAAGCACATTTAGGGCACATTGTAATCACTTTGTTCGACGTGCCTTTTTCTTTTTCTTGTTGACAGCAACAAGTTTCTTAGTCGATTTTTTCCCGTCAGTATAACGGTATCGAACTAACTTTCCGTCTTTCTTGAAAGTCTTACCATACTTATACGCCATCAGAAGCACACTCCTGATAGTTGGCCAAGAAGACGGTCGCTAACGCCTGCCAAATGGAGGAGCACCAAACCGAGAGCATACTCGATTCGGTTCGAGCGAAGGTGGTTTAGCAAAGATGCGGTTGTAACCGCCTCCTTGACTGTTTCAATTTCTGGAGTTGGTGTCATAATCTTCACATCTCCGTCATTGATTCACACAGGTAGCCCCTGTGACGTCCAGGCACTAAATCAATCTGAAGGAACAAAACCTCCGATTCATTTACTGCTTCGATTTTAATAAGTCCACATGGGAAATTCCCGCCTTTCATGCGAGTCATTCCACCGATAGTAGTACCAGTTTCAAAAGCAAAGTCGTGTACTTGCAAATACGGTACGTTATTTGCACCATTCGGATACATTGTGTCAATAGACACACCATCACCCTCGAAAGGATACGGAGGTTGATTGTTATCAAAAATCATATCTTCAATAATCTCTGATGTTTGGTCAGTACCTTCATTGAAGATTGCGGCCATCCAGTTCTCTGGAGTGGAGCCGGCAGCATCATCAGCATCAGCTGGAGTATTTGGGTCGGGATTATAAGGTAATCCTCGACTTGCAGCATATCCCTCAATTAAGGAAACTGCATTCAATCCTGTTGCAGCGCTTGCACCAGGGAAATTTGCACCGGTTGCGATAAACTCGAACTCGGCTGTATTACCAGGAGAAGCAGGTCCAAATGGAACAACTGCCTTAGAAGAAATCCATTCTCCTGCAGTATAAATATCAGTGCCAACTGGGGCATTGATAGGACCATTTTGTGGCAACAAATTGCCAGCAAAACCTGCTGAATGATGACCAGCATCAGCATAAATTTTGAAATCCAAAAATTTAGGTCGAACTGATTCCGATTCAGCCATAGCCTCACGGTTCATCTTTGTCCATGTACGCATGGACTTTTCCCAAGCATTTGCCATAACCCAAGTGTTAGGCAATTTTGAAATTTGTAGGACACCAGTAGAACCTCCTATAAATTTGAATCCACCGACTGCCCAATTAATGCCTTGGCGGTAAAACCTGCGATTAACCAACGACGTAACTTGTGACAAGTCAATGTAACTCGTCACACCCGTCGGAGACGCCGGTACAGTAAACGTCAATGTCTGAACAGCAGGCTGGATTTTATTGGAACGCTTGGAAGAGTAATTTCTCTTGGCCATGCTCCCAATGGTAATACCGGGGGTTATTATTAATTTCCCCCGTAGCGCCAGCGGTCAAGATGGTCATCGACCTCCCTCCGAAGACACTGCACCAGTATGCATGCACACGGATTTGTATCTTCTTCGCCCTTCCACCGAAGGTGACATCCTAAAAT